GAGGGATTGATGTCGTCGACTTGTGAAGTGGTGAGCGGTGATAGGGCCCCGCCACTGTATCCCGCCGAGTTCACTGGTTGATATCGAGTTCCCCTGGCAACAACACTCTTGTCATCAGCAGTGACCAGGGCACTTTGCGTTTGTGTGGTCACTTGCCAGGATAGGAGGGAACCCGGGATTGCTCCATCGTAGTAGATCACAGATGAAATGTCGCTGTTGTCGGTGTAGCTCGCTTCGATATTGTGAATTCTGAGCAACGTGCTTTTGCTCACACCAAGGTTCACGAAAGAACCCAGGTCAATCTCTGTTTGTGCATAAGTTACTCCGGACACGGGTACGATCGCGCGGATGAAGAACGAGTCTGACTTCGCCATGGTTTCCACTGGAAGTGATCGGTCTATGAACCTGCGCACTGATAGAAATCCTCTTATTCCTCCCTAGGCGGCACAGAGCACCGCCTAGATCGCATCATATCGCGAAGGGCATTTCCATGCCAGTTCGCGCGGCAAACCGCGCGATCTGCCGCTATATTAAATAAAGAAGGGTACCCTCCAAGTACATGGAAGTGACCTAAAAATGAGTGAAAGTGATAGTGAAAGTGAAAAGTATGACCAAGATATCTATACCCATGACAAATTGAAGGAGTTAGAACACCGTCTGATCGCCCTAGAGAGGGGTCTAGAGGCCGTCCTGAGCAAGATGGAGGCCTCAGGGCAGGCTGATGACGAGCCGGGATGGTACGGGAGGCCTGAGTGATGGCCTCCTCCGGTTATTTCGGCACCCGCTGGAGGGACGAAGCCCTTGAGGGCAAGCCTCTGAAGTGGTATGTCTATTGGTATGAGACCAGAGGACGCCCCAAGAGGCAGTATCGGACATTGTTTCGCCTGCAGGCAATTCGATATGCCCCTGAAACAAAACAACCGTGGGAGGAGGAGGAGTAGATGTGGCAATACTGCGAGTCGTGCCTATCTTTCACGCGCCATGTTGAGAGTAGCGCAGAGATTGGCCGAGTCTGCGTGAAGTGCAACCCGGGGATGTTCTGATGGCACAGAGGACCATCCCCTATTCGTTCTCCCTGTCTAAGAGGGCGGGCGAGATCATCGACAGGATCCCCAACGCAGGGCGAGGCAACCGTGGCAAGTCCGCGAATGTCTCCATAGCCATAGAGTGGTTCTTCACCTCCCCCGTATTCGGCAAGGAATTACTCGAGGAGGGGGATCAGGGCTATGATTGGAAGCAGGGGCCACAGTGGACCGGTAAATTGGTGAAGTCCTCGCATGGGATCGCCTGCCCTCTGGACTTGCTCGACAAATTAGAGTCGGTGATCTCAGAGAAGGCCCAACTTGAGGCTAGATTGGCCTCAACACCCCCTATTGTCAGGGAGCCGCGAGGTCGACTGGCCCGAATCCTATCACGAATGCGAGCATCGCTACCAAGGCGATGACGATTCGGGTCCATGTCCACATCAGTTGCGGATCATCCGCAATAGGATCCATCTCAATCGGCCTGTTTATCTCGGGCCATTGATAGTGCGCCCTTCCAATCAGAGAATTCATACTTATCGAAGGTTATCATGTAATTCATGAACCCCGTTGTTGCGCCTGCGGGCTCATCGGCGTACAGATAAACATCCTCGACAATCATCGCGTCCGAGTCAACTTGTGAAAAATGGTTGGGAGCGGCTACGCCGTTGGCATCAGCCGTGAACCATGCCCATGCCAGCTCCCTTTGGTCTGCCCAGTTCCAATTGAGAGCCGACAATGAATCAACGGTTCCCAATTTACCTGCGAATGTCCGAACGTTAACGTTGTCAATATCATAGGCGGCGACTACAAATTCTCTCACGACATATCCAGTTTTGAACGAGCCATCGAACAGATTGATCCTGTGGGGTGGGTCATCTGCCGTAACTGTCCCTCGACAAGTATAGGTACCAACTTTCTTCATTTCTTCGACCTCGCCGCCTTGTGTGCTTGTTTCTGAGTCCGGGCAAAGCCGCCCTGCTTCCAGCCCCCGTTCTTCTTCTTGTTCTTCTTGGCAAGTCTCTTGAATGCAGCGCCATATCGCTTGGAGTATGCTGATGCCTTGCGCTGCTTCTTGACTGCGGTCTTCATCTGACGGGCGCCTCTGACTACCTTCTTCCCGCCCTTGGCTATCTGCTCAAGAAGTTCAAGATACTCCTCGACTGAGAGTCTGACTTCGGGCATTCAGCCCACCTACTGCTGACTCAGGGCTAGAGCCGTGCTGCTTGCTTGGGTGGCAGTCTCGAGGGTGCATTCCATGATTATAGAAACGTCGAAATCTCCCGAGTCCATGGTAGCACTAGAATCAGCACCGAGGAACATCGAGTCGACAGCGACTAGATATCCATTCCTCCAAGAAGAGGGATTGATGTCGTCGACTTGTGAAGTGGTGAGCGGTGATAGGGCCCCGCCACTGTATCCCGCCGAGTTCACTGGTTGATATCGAGTTCCCCTGGCAACAACACTCTTGTCATC